TATAAGGAATAATTCGCGAAGGAAAAGTAGGAACAGGACTCCTTAGTCCGTCCTGTCCCTACTACGCTACGCTATTTCCGTAGCGTTCTCCTAAATGAACAAACAAGGCTGGCAGGGCTGGGCTGGCTCGCACACGTTCGCACCTGCCAAAGAACGAAGTTGGTTATCAGGTGGGGGATGTGATACAATCGCAAAATGAACAACAGCAAACCAGGTTTATACGCCAACATTAACGCCAGACGCAAGGCTGGCACTAGCCGTCCGAAATCTAAAAGCACCATCCAGCCCAAGGTGTGGCGCATGATGAAGGCAAAGAAAGGTGGGTTTGAACCAAGATAGAGAGCAGTTGAAGGCAGCCCATAAGTTTATTGGCCTACTTCAGCGAGAGAATGCCCAACTACACGGCGTGCTAAGGTTATTAGGGCAACTCGTAGACGATATGAATGCCAATTGCTCCTATGAGGTCTTCGAGGCACAGTGGAATGGGCTGACGGAGCAAGTAAAGAGGCTGTCAGGCTTCTTTGAGAACCACCAGAAGGCACTACAATCGCTTCAGGACTCGATTCCTGATGATTTTGACACCGATGAGGTAGATGATGACATACAATAGCCTTGGTTATTTTTGGTATGTTTATAAAACAACATGCGGTATTAGCGGAAAGGTTTATGTTGGGGTCCACAAGGCCAAAAAAATACCAAACAATTACATAGGCTGTGGAGTTGCTTCTGATGTTACAGCAAAAACAAGAGCATTAAAGATTAAATCACCATTCGTACAGGCGGTTGCAAAGCACGGATATAAAAATTTTAACAAAGAAATATTAAAAACATTTGATAATGCAGATGATGCCTATAATATGGAAGCTCAAATTGTAAATGAAGAGTGGATAAAGTCTGGAAATTCCTACAATGTTGCCCTAGGTGGCCGAAAAGCTGGCAAACCCAGCAAATACTCTCATTTATTTGCAAAATGGAAAAGCCTGTATGAATCTGGGATGACCATGAAAGAAATAGCTAGAATGACTGGACTCAGTAGCCATGCCACAATTAGTATAAATTTAGACAATATCGTTACAAAAAGAAAAAAATACCTTATTGCAAACAAGGCAAGAGAAATGAAATTATTTTGTATTGAGCTTGGCAAGCACTACAATTCGCAAAAAGATTTTTTGCTCGAAACATTTGGAGACTGTAGATCAGTCGGGAATTTGTCTGTTGCAATAAAGAATAGACTCAAGTTTAGAGGTCTAACCGTGGTAAGAGCATAATGAAAGAATTGCCCTGCAATCGGCCAGTTAGAACACCAGGAGAAGCGAAGAAATTTCGCGTACGCGCGTGCCAAGGCGGCGAGAGCAAGACCATCCGCTATGGCGATCCCAAGATGACCATCAAGAAGAGCAATCCAGCAAGGCGCAAGAGTTTCAGAGCTAGGCATCAGTGTGACTCCAAACCACCCAGCAAATTGACAGCTAGGCACTGGTCTTGCAAGAATTGGTGACAAGTATGGCAAAAAAGAAGCGTCAGGATGCCCCGCAATCGCTCAAGGATGCCCCCAGAAAGCGTCTTAAAGCACGATCTGATGCCCCAGACCTTCCAGTTGTCAAATTCAAGGTTGAGGAGCTAGGAAACAAAGCCTGCTGTTGCCGTATCGGACGCTAGACTGCCGTTTATATAGCCCTTATAGGTCTAACGCTCCCGCTTATACATTCCTTATAGTACCCTTATGCGTCTATTTAGCGTCTTATATAAGGCTACGCTTCCGTTTTACGCTCCCGATGCGCTTCCGTTTTACGCTCCCGCCTAAACCTATCCCAACGCTCCCGTTGCACCTTGCCTACCTTGGCGTAATGCTCCCGCGAAAGCTTGCGAGCCTTGCTGGGACCGCTGACGCTCCCGCCTTTCTTGCCCAGGCGCGAAAGGTAGGCTTTTATGATTTCATCTTCTGTCATATTTCTATATGCTCCTTATAGGGTGCTATGCTTCCGTTTGTAAAGACGGATTGCCTGCGCTGCCGTTTATAGGCAAGCGCGAAAGCCGTTTGGGTTTGAACCCTTGGAAGATAGTTGCCTTAGTCTTGTTGCCTATATAACAAGTTTAATGCCTCTGGATCGTTCTGGTATGCAATCTCAAGTTCGATCTGTTGGAGTTGAGCTACTGCAATGGCTAGTTCATTGTTGTTCATATTTTACCTCCTTTCTTATTCCAAAATCCATTCCAATGCTGAAATGAATCCTCTGATAGAATCCATATTCTCAAATCTATACATTTCCTCAAAACTCATATTAAATCCCTTCTTTTCTATCTTGAGACATTCTGAAATCTCTCTTTTGCATTCTTTGATTGCAATCAAAATATCTTCTTTTTGCTTCATCTATTCCTCTTTCTTTCTTTCTTTCATTCGCGCAATCAATAGGACTACGCTGCCGTTTGTTAGGTCATCTCTATCGAGTTTGACCTCTCCCACCCTCGGTCAAGAGGATGGACGAGGGAAAACTTATTTCCGTTTACTGCGTGGCCATACCAGCACCACGAACAAGCTTAAGAGAATGCCGTGCAGCATCCCAAGGGAATAGAGTTGCGGACTCATTCGCCTACCTCCTTTCTTATTATTGCGGTCCATTCCATTCCTTCGCGGATTGCCCAACGCAGCGCGCTTCTCCAGGTCAAAAAGCGTGCCTGGAATTGTCCGATAGAATTGTATACGGCGTAGGATGTCATGACTGCTCCTTTGCCATTGCTAACACTTTCTTTTTCGCTCCACCGTGGGGAATAAATCCCACAATGACGGAACGATTGGAACGGGAGCAAAGTTTGCACGTTGCGCACGTCACCCCCTCGCGCGTTTGCGCAGGACATACGACAACCTTTCTCCCTTGTGGGGTTGTCACGTTCTCGCCTTCCATCGTGGGAAGAATTGTGACAACGGGGCCAACGTCGAGCGCGGCCAACTCATCCGCATGGCTCAAACCGTTTGCCGATAGGTTGACCGTAAACCCGTTACGGTTTGCGGCCCTAATCGCTTCACGGTTTGATTTTGTCGGGCCATCCTGCCGCTCTAATACGGGTTTATGCGTATAGGTAAACCCGTTCCTTCCCGTGTTAGCCTTGGCAAGTTGACCAAGTAGCGCACCGTTGACCGTGTTATTTTCTCCAGGCAAATCGCCCACCTGATTATGCCGCCATAATTGACCCACGGGAAGGCGCGCGATTGACTCGCAAAATCCTTCCCACGTTGTGCCACGGTCCGCGCCATCAACCTTGTTCCAATGCCATGACAACGGGCCGCCTTCGCCATAACAACCCTTTCCACCGTTTGCCTTTTTGAGCGGGCAAGCGTCGGGGCAAGTATTGCGCCCCGATGATGAAACGGGAATCGGACCCGTTTTAACATTGCCGCTTTTTTTAGTTATATGAACGATGGGGGGAGCGTTTCGGATCATGAGCGGCTCCCTTCCATTGCGACCAGCACGCTATGAGTAAAAGCATTCTCTTTTACCCACTCCATGACTTTTTCCGCATAGTAAGAGGAAGTAATGTCATACAAATAAACTAAAAGATTATTTTCATGCAATCTTCCAAACACCCTCGAATCCACAACTTCGCCCGTCTTATAATCCTTCACTAATATTTTCACCGTCGTGCCTTGTGGGAAGTAAGTGCCTTGACTTACCTTCGCTTGAATAATTCCACCCACGCAATACTCGCCTATCTTCCATGTTTTAGTCTTGTTCATAGTGTGTAGTTTCCTTTTCTTTTCTTTTATGCCTTGGGCAATCCGATAGGATTATCCCTCGACAAGTAGCAACCTATGCCATCCGCTTGGATCAGTCAATAGTTTTTATTTCAGGCAAAGTGTGGTAGAAGTAAAACTTATGGATGAACCAGCGGACTCCACCGCACCAATCGAAAAGGCCAAGAACGGGCGCGAAATATTTTCGGATAAGATAGCCGATGAAATTGTGGCAGCGTGCGGGAGTGGGTTCACCCTGGAGAAAGCGGGCGCACTTGTGGGCGTTAATCCTTCCACGATCAGAACATGGGCGCAGCGGAAGCCTGATTTCGGCAAACGAGTGGAGACGGCTCGCAAAAAGCATGAGTTGTCTCTATTGCGGGATGTTCAGCTTGCGGGCGAGAAATCATGGCAGGCCAAGGCTTGGATTCTTGAGCGCGGGTATAATTGGGCACAACCCAGTGCCAGGCTGGCAGTTACGCAAGAACATACTCACGGCATCAGCTCCAATCTCGCCTCATTGCTGGCGGGGATTGCGGGGAGAAAGAAAATCACACCGACTCCAGAAAAGCGACAAATCGAAAACGGTCATAACTATATTGATATCCAACCAGTTGCTACCAAACTAGAAAACCATTTGTCGAATAATAAGTATTGTATCAACAAGACCAACAGTGTTGAACAACAACAAGATGCACAAGCAAAAACTCCAAAGCCTCGTCACAAGCGAATGAAACTTCGCAAACCTAGAGCAGAGTCCTTGGCAAAGTATCCGCCTACCACCACGCCC